CTGGTGGAGCATTCCGACGTTCTGGATCGATACCGAACCGAAGACTACGCAGCAGCTGCTCGACGATGCAGCGGTCAACATCGAGGCCTGGCTGGGCGACAAGGTTGCCGACAAGCTCGGCCGCTTCGAAAATGCGGAGTTCGTCACCGGATCATCCAAGATCCGCGGCTTCGCCTCGTAAACGACGGCGCTCGACAGCGGGTCCGGTGTGACCTGGGGGCAGATCGGCCACGTGATGTCGGGCGCCAGTGCCGACTTCGTGGCGGCGGCCTCGTTCCCCGCCGACAAGATCTTCGACCTGATCGGCCTGGTGAAAGAGGCTTACCTTGGGGCGTCCCGCTTCGTCACCCGGCGTTCGGTCATCGCGAAGATGCGCAAGCTGAAGGATACCACGGGCCAGTTCCTGTGGCAGCCATCCCTGGTGCTGGGCAACCCTGAGTCCTTCGCTGGATACCCGATCACCCGCGCTGAAGATGTGCCGGCACTCGCCGCCGACAGCCTGTCGCTCTGGTTCGGTGACTTCGGCACCGCGTACCAGGTCGTCGACCGCCAGGGGGTCAAGGTGCTGCGCGACCCGTACACCTCGAAGCCCTTCGTGAAGTTCTACACCACCAAGCGCGTCGGTGGCGGCGTCGTGAATTTCGAAGCCATCAAGGCGATGAAGTTCAACGCCTGATGAGCGTCGGCCGGCGGCGTGCCCGCCGCCGGCTCCATCCTCCATCCCCCTTTTCGAAAGGAACGCTCCAATGCGTGACATGCACAACAACATCAAGGTGCTCAACGCCATCACCCCTCAGGCGGTCGGCACCTCTGGTATCGCTGGTGGCAAGCTGTCGGCCATCCTTGACCGCCGCGGGTACGACTCGGTCGAGTTCTCCTACAAGTCCGGTACGAGCGCGTCGGCTGCGGACACCATCACCCCGGTGATCTACGAGGCCGCGGCAACCGGCGACTCCTTCACCTCGGTAGCCAACGCCGATCTTCTCGGCACCGAGGCAGCCATCACGCTGTCGGCCGCGGCCGCCAAGCAGGTGGGCTACATCGGCAACAAGCGTTACCTGAAGATCAGGCTCTACGGCACCGGGACTGCCACTGCGGTCGTTTCCGCCGACATTCTTCTCGGCAGCCCCGACCGCGCGCCGGTCACCTGATGCTGCGGAATGGCGAACGCCAAGTCGCGCCGGAGCTTTCGGGCATCCGGCGCGACCACGTTGCCCGCTACGAGTTCGTGGCGGCGCAACTACCCAAGGGCAGCCGCGTGCTCGATCTCGCCTGCGGGATCGGCTACGGCGCCAGCATCCTCGCCAAGGCGGGGCACATCGTAGTGGCCGGCGACCGCAGCAGCGAGGCCATCGCCTACGGCCGCGAGCACTACGCCCACGAGAACATCACCTTCATCCCCGGCGCGGTCGAGGCCACGGGCTACTGGCAGTCGCTAGGGCACTTCGATGCCGTGGTTTCGTTCGAGACCATCGAGACCTCGAGCATCCCGGACCCATCCTGAAACTGTGGTCCGGCATTGCCGACCGGCTCTTCGCCAGCATTCCCAACGAGGCGGTCTTCCCGCACGCCGGACGCATCAAGTTTCACTTCCGCCACTACACGCGCCCGCAGTTCGCGGAGCTGCTGAGTGACGCGGGCTGGTCGGTGTCTACCTGGTACGGACAGGCCGGCCCCGAGTCCGAGATCGAACCCAACATCGAAGGGCGCACCTTGATCGCTGTTTCGTCCTCCACCGCATCGCGACACCCTGCCGAAGGGCAGCAGCGCGCGCCGCGACATGTGGCCATCGTCGGACTTGGGCCATCGTGCGCCACCTTCTTTGAGGTGACCCGCCGGATGGGCGGCGTCAGTGCCTACTGCGACGAGGTGTGGGGCATCAACGCCATCGGTGACGTGCTGCGGTGCGACCGCGTCTTCCACATGGATGACCTCAAGGTTCAGGAAGCGCGCGCGGTGGCCCGGCCCGACAGCAACATCGCTGCCATGGTCCGATGGCTGAAGACTTACCCGGGGCCAGTTTACACCTCTCGGTTGCGCCCTGGATATCCCGGTCTGGTGGAGTTCCCGCTCGAGGACGTGCTCAACGCCAAGGCGGACGGCACAAATGGCGGAGCCCCGTATTTCAACAGCACCGCTGCCTACGCGGTGGCTTTCGCCATCCACATCGGCGTGCTGCAGATCTCGCTATTTGGGCTCGACTATACCCTGGCCAACAGTCACCACGCCGAGCAGGGCAGGGCGTGCGTTGAGTTCTGGCTGGGTATAGCCGCGGCCAGAGGCATCGAGATCACGATCCCGGAGACCTCGTCGCTGATGGATGCCTGCGCAGAGGAACGAGACCGGCTCTACGGCTACGACTACGTCGACGTGGGCTTCCGCGCCGGACCGGACAATCGCCTACACCTCAGCTTCACCGAACGCCAGGATGCGCCGACGGCCGAAGAGATAGAGGCCAGGTACGATCACTCGATGCATCCGAACCAGCTTGTGCGGAAGGGCGGCTGATATGTATGCACCCGTTCTCGTCACAGCCCCGGAAGGGCCACCGATTTCGCTCGATGAAGCGAAGGCAAATTGCCGAGTGGACGACACGGGTGAGGATGGACTCATCAATGGGCTGATCGAGGCCGCAACGTCGATGCTCGACGGCTATTCCGGAATCCTCGGCCGCTGCCTCGTGACACAGACCTGGCAGGTATCGGCCGACCACTTCTGCCAGACCATGCGCCTGCCGCTGGGCGCGTCTGGGATTTCGAGCGTGAAAGTGCGGAACTCGGCGGGCCAGCTGTCGACGGTGGCGTCGTCCAACTACGACCTGCGCGCCGATGCGCTGGGATCGTATGTTCGGTTCAAAGACGCCTACTCCTACCCCACCGATCTGGCGGAAACGCAGGGGATCACCATTGAGTTCGATGCGGGCTACGGGGCTGCGGAGGAAGTGCCGGCAGCGATCAAGCAAGCGATGCACCTGCTTGTGGCTCACTGGTTTGCCAACCGGGAGTCGGTGAACGTCGGCAATATCACAACAGCGCTGCCTTTTGCCGTGGATGCGCTGCTCGCCCCATACCGTCGTGTCGGGATCTAGAGGAGTTCTCAAAGATGGCTGCTGCCAACGTTCTGACGACCGGTTCAACTGCTCTTAGCTCGTCCGATACAACGATCACCACTGATACGCTGTTCGGGCTCAAAGGCGTGGTTGGCGACGCCCGGGTCACCGTCGAGGTGAAAGATGATGGAGGGGCCTATAACGCCGTCGCAGCGCTGACACCTGGGAGCCCGGCTGGCATCTTGGGCGCCGGCACATACCGGTTTACCCGCGTCGCCGGTGCAACCTGCGGTGTCTACAGTGCCTAACCTGCTGCGCCGGGCGCTTCGCCCCGCATTGCGTCCTGTACTGCGCAGCCCCAACTCCCCGCGTGAGGGCGGGGGGGCGCCGATAAATACAGTCCGGCCGGCCGCGCCGAGTGGCAATGCGTGGGAAGGCCAGACGCTTACCGCCGACAGTGGTACTTGGACCGGCAGCGGTATCACCTATAGCTACCAATGGTGGGTTGGCGACCCGGTCTATAGCGGTTTCGATCTCGTCACCAGCGGCGGCGACTTCACCTATACCAACAAGGCAAATGTCGGCGGCGCCACGGCGTCCACCTATGTCCGAGCATCGGCCGATCGCGGCAAGGTGCTGGGCGTCACCGTCACGGCTACGAACGCATCCGGCGCGGTCTCGGTTGACAGCTATTCCGTTGGTCCCGGCCCTGCTGGTGCCATCCCCGGCGCAATCGGCTCTGGCGGGGCGCTTCCGACTGGATATTCCACACCGGCAATTTCTGGGCTCACCTACACCGTCAGCGATGTTGGCAGCTATGGTGGCCTGCCGGGCTTCAAGCTGCGCATCGCTGGCACACCCGGCGCGACCACGGGCTTCAATCTGGCCGGCGCATCGGCAACTGCCGTGGCAGCCGCGCAGGGCCAGTTGTGGCGAACGAGCACCCGCCTCGCTATGACGGCGGGCAGCACGACCAACCTCTCGGCGTTGAACCACAACATCATTTCCGAGCGCGGCGCAGCCGGCGCGAACCTATCGACGGAAAGCGCAGCAGCCGGCTCGATCACTGGCAGCTCGACGCTGTTTACCAATGATCGCACGCTGACCAACGCGAGCTGCCAGTTTATCCTGCCGAAGGTGGTGCAGTTCAACGTCACCAACGGCTTGGCGGTAGATGTCACCTACGAGATCGTGGATACACGGTGGGTCAGGATTTCCTGATGGGGCAGCTTCGCGACCTCATGGGCGTGCTCTATCCGGATGATTACTCAGGCTCCGCCACACAGAAGTGGCAGGCCGCTATTGATGCGGCGGTAGCCAGTGGCGTTCCTA